GTGATGCCACTCCAAGCACCACTTACCGCGCCCTTAATACCGTTCCATACACTGCTGAAAATACCGCTTATGCCGCTCAGCACGCTTGAGATGACGCCTGACACTGCATTGATGGCACCGGAAACGATACTTTGGATACCGTTCCAAACATTGGAAACGATATTCTGGATACCTTCCCATACTCCAGACCAATCACCGTTAATCGCTGCCAATACGGTGTTGATTATCGCGTTGATAACGTTCATAACGGATGTGATAACCGTTTGGATGAATGGGAAAACCGTGTTAATGACACCCTGAATCGTTGAACCCCATGATTGAAACGCTGACTGGATTACCGGAAGCACCGTCTGAATCAACGCAGCGATGTTATTAATCACCGGCGTTACAGCAGTCGCGATAACACTCATAGTCTGCACGATATTGCTCACTATGGCAGACAACACTGGTGCAATGGTCTGGATTGCGGCCGTGATAATAGGCATGATGGCATTACCGAGATTCTGCAAAGCAGTCATAAGCGGCTGGAGTGCCGGAAGCACCGTCTGAATCGACGAGGCGATGTTATCAATCACCGGCGTTACGGCAGTTGAGATGACACTCATAGTTTGCACGATGATGCTCGCCACGGTAGCTAACCCTGATGCGATGGGCTGGATTGCAGGCATGATGGCATCACCGAGATCCTGCAAGGCACTCATAAGCGGCCGGAGTGCCGGAAGCAACTGAGATCGCACCATTCCCACAACTGGTTGAAACGCTGTCTGGAACGTTGTGCCGATTTGTGAGAGAATCGGGCCGACAGTCTGCACTAGTCCCGTAAACACGCCGCTAAGTCCGCTGATTCTCTGCGCCAACATGCTGATACCGGAGGTCAACGGGCCTTTGAACTGGTCAAGAATCGTCGTACCCACACCAACCACGGACGCTTCCAAATTACCCATCGCACCTTCAATAGTGCTGGTGCTGGTAGCGGCTTCCTCCGCGGCGTCCGTCATACCCAAGTCCATTATGGCTTGGTTGAATTCCTCCGCGCTGATCTCGCCTTTCTCCATCGCGTCGCGGAAGTTCCCAGTGTAAGCGCCGTTCTTGAGCATCGCCTCTTGAAGTTTGCCGGATGCACCGGGAATAGCGTCGGCTAGCTGGTTCCAGTTCTCCGTGGTGAGCTTGCCAGCGCCAGCGGTCTGCGTAAGCACCATACCAACGGAGCTGAAAGTTTCAGCGTTGCCACCGGCGACAGCGTTCAAATTGCCTGCCGCCTCGGCTAGTCTGTCGAAGCCCTGTACTCCGTTCGCGGCAAGCTGAGCGGTCACGTTACGGATATCGCTGATACTATAAACGGTCTGGTCGGCGTAAGTCTGAGTGCTGGCGGTGAGCGCGTCAATCGTACCCGTATCCAGTCCTGCGAAGTTCAGCGTGCTTTTGAACTTGTCCGCAGAGTCGGAGGCTTCGATAATGTCTCCGGTAAGATCACCGATGGCGTCCACAGCCATACCGATACCCGAGGAAACAAGACCGCCAACGGCACCGGCGGCGGCACCGAACTTCCCTAACCCGCTGGAAGACTTGCTTGAAGATTTATCAACGTTCCCAAACGCTTCATCAGCCTGTCGCGCCGACTCTTCGATCTGACGGCTACCCGATTGAATATCCTTTACGCCAGCGTTCCAATCGCCGGTGTTGATCTCGGCGTCTAGGGTCAGTGTCGAGTCTGCCATCACACATCCTTCCCGAGTTTTTCGATAATCGTGTTAATCCTGCGGTCGCCATTCTTGCTGAACGCGGCGGCGATGCAATCGAACGTCATGAGGTATTGTTCCGCCAGCCGCCGCCGTCTGATACGGCGTCCCTCCCTGAGCAGGCTCATCATCAGGGAGGAATCCACGTTGTTTTCCAGCACGTCGCGGATAGCCTGCCACCCATACAAGCAACCAAGCTCGGCGAGGATATGAACGCTCGGAAGCGGCTTGCGAGCCGCCTCCTTCTGTTTGTAATTCTTCATCGCCTCCCGTTCGGCGGGAGTGAGCAGGCTATCCCACGACTTCATTATTAGCCTTTAATGTCAACCGTGATGTTCTTCGCCATAAGCCCGCACAACGCGGTCATGGCACGCTGATAGGCGAGGTCGCTACGCTTACGGGTCTGTTCAGCCCACTCGGAGAATTTATCGACTGGACTCATAAGCGATTCAACCAACGGGAAGATAATCTTTTCAGCGGTTTCTAAAGTCTCACGGTTAGCCACACCAGCGCTCAGCTTATCGATTGTCTCCGCATTATCCAAGATCGTGAGCATGTCCTTCGAGCCGAGCGGTCGCATGGTGTACACGGTGCCGTCGATTTTCACGGTGAGGGTGCGGAACGCTTCTCGGGTGTCGATGCTCAAAACAGGGGTGGTCATTGTTGCTCCATTCGTGTGATATTATGGGGTTATTCCCCTTCGGAATCTTTTCTCCATTGCGCCCGCTACCATCCAGTTCTGGTGGCGGGCGTTACTCATGTTCACGCAGCGGTGACATTGAGGTTAACCACGGTCTGAACGCTGCCGCTCTTGAACGTGACGGTACCCGCACCGGACTGCTTCAACTGAATGTCCCAAGTTCCATCCCCGTTGTCGGTAGCGGAGGCCTTACCGGTTTCAGCTACGGTGGCGGTGATGGTACCAGTCGCACCATTCGGAGACGCCATCACATTCACAGTCACATGATCCCCGACTTTGCCGGAGATGTTCGCCGGGGACGCGGTAAGCGCGGTGACCTGAACGTTCTCCGTCTTGATGGTGCCGGAATCCTCGTCGTAGTACGACGGGGCATCCAGATCAAGCTCGCCCATGACCACGGCACCGTTCGCACCGGGAGTCATCGAGCCGGACAGTGTGACCACGAACGGGTCGGACAGGCTCACGGTGAACTCGCCGCCCGCGCTGGTTAGCGCCTGCGGGATACGGAAGTCCTGCGCCGATGAATGGCCATCGCACACGTTATGGATAATGATGTCACGCGGAGTGTTGGAAACACATTCGGTGCCGCCGAAACGCACCTGACCCGTCTCGGACAGCAAACCGGAGATAACGCGCTTGAACTTCGCATTATGGTACAGTTCCGGAAACAGCATACCGAGGTAGCGGACGCTCGGACAGATAATGTTCAGCTCGAAACTCATCTCCTCATATGAGCCATTCGGCACGTTGATAGTGCCGGACTGCGAGGACACCTCGGTAGTGCCGGGAGTCAGGGTAATGGAGCCAGCTTCATCCTGAACGTAATCGGGGGAGATCACCATATCGTCGATGTAAACTGTCTTCTTGCCAATAAGGGGGTAGGAAGCCATTGTTTGTCCTTTCGTCGGGCGGGACTGCACACGCGGCGACTAATGGACGGTTCCTATTCTACCGTTGCCGGGTCGAGTTTGTAATCCACGTTGAACCGGATGCTTTTCACCCAGCGGCCTTCCCCGTCGATGGCGTCCATATCGATGGCGGTCGCCGGATGCACGCGAATTGATACAAAGTCAATATCAACGATGGGGTTGCATGTCAGTCGGCAATACTCATGCAGACGATTGTTGACGAAGTGCAGGAGACGGAGCATCAGACGGCCTTGTTCGATCACGTCGAAATAGCGGCTACTGATAGTGAGCTGATCGGTGTACAGATCGCCGTTGATGTCAACCGTGTTCGCGTTAACCCAGATGCCCTCGGCGTTCGTGACGCTACCCGTGTCCAGTACTGGGCTGGTGCCGAAGAACAGTGTCTTTCCGTAAGTACCGAAACCCTCGTTTTGGAGGGTCATGCACATGGCCAGATCAATCATGATGGCGTTCCTATCCTAGGTTGAAATATGATTTAGCACGGCTAGCGGCAGTGTTCCTAGCCCGCTGGAGGTAGCGTACCGTGTTCGGGTGCAACCGGTTCGTGTATTCGCGGATACGAGCGTAAGGCACGCGACTGTTGCCGAACGTGATACGCCACTTCATTGTGGAAAGTTGTTGGAAGCGTCCGCTGTTACGCAAAGCGCCGGTGAGTACGGGAGCGTTCTGACGGGCCATCTTGAGGATGTCGGTCATCATTTTCACGCCGCCCTTGTTCAACTGTTGGGTGGAGAGTTTGCGAGCCCAATCAGCGGACAACTGTAACCGGTAGCTCATAGACTATCCCTTCCATACGGGTTCCCGTACACAGTGATGAACCGGGTTTCCCCCATGTCCATGTCATCGCCGCGACTGGCTTGCGTGACTTGGTACACTCTGCCATCGGAGAGTTCCAGCATGAGGCCGGGCCATAGTTCCATGTTTTCCCGCAAGTTCTCGGGAACCGTGTCCGTTTGAATATGGAAGCGTCGGCTGCTGATACGTGAACCGTATTCGGTCGGCTGGTCGGACTGGGTGGAGTGCTTCACAATCACCTGCAAGTCGGCCAATTGTTCGTTAGGCAGACCGGGAGCCGTGTACCGCCAAAGCGTCGCTGTCCGGACTTGGTTCGGGAACAAGCGGAACGGGTCACAGAGCGTTGCCATAAGCGTAGCCACCCCCCATGTAATCCTGAGCGTTGAGCCACCACGGCAGATTATGGTGCTTGCGAGGCAGGGAGAGAATACCACCAGTCTGGACTCCGTTCCGGCATAGGCTCCACTGGCTGATAAGCGACTGGTACGGGGTCAACGCGCGTTCCAACGCGGTTTGGTTGATAGTACCGTAGCTCACGCTCACATCCTCGATACTCTTCGACGTGATCCGATCCGTCTGTTCAAGAACGTTCTGGTCTGCCTCGATAACAGCCGCCAATACTGAAGATAATGGGGCGGGAAGCTTGGCGAACCCGTGCGTTCCGGTCACGGTTATTGCCGTGCCGACATTAAGACGTTCCGTGATAATCAGACAGTTGGCGTACTTGGTTTCAGGCGTCCACCCGTCGCCCATATCGTAGTTCACGCGAAAATCGAGCTTCACACCGTCGGTGGTCTGCACGTTGGTCACATCCGAATACCATGCCGGTAACGCTATGTGGCGGCCATCTCCTACGACAATTCCCACGTAATCATCCGTAATCGGGAATAGGTCTTTTTGGCATATAATGTTGGCGAGGTCTGCGAGCGCGGCGTCCTTCCATCGCGCGTAGATCGTCTCTCCCACTTGATCGATTACGCTTGCGTCGATGTCCATGTTTGCTCCTTCCGAAAATGAGTTAGGCCCTACCTCCCATTGTAGGAGATAGGGCCTTTGCGGTGCAGTCCCGCTACTGTTTAGGGTAGCGTGTCAGGCGGACGCCATCAGCCCGGCTGTGACCAAGGCGTCACGGAGCGCGATGAACTCGGCTTTAGTCGGAGTTTCGCCAGCTGGGTCGTCAACGTGCGCGGCCTGCTTGACCAGACCGGCCTTTTCCTTGGTCGCGTTGGTCGGCAGAACGCCGCTCGCGATCTTGGTCGCGGTTACAGCATTGTTAGCCAGCTTCGCGGTCGTCACGCTGCCATCGGCAAGGGAGGTCGGAGGGTCAATGGGATTACCCGAAGCGTTAAACACCGCTAGTTCGGCGATGTCCTGAACCGGGTTACGAGAGTCCGCCTTAACGAATCGAACTTGTTTAATCGTCATGGCAGATCACCTCATACACTCTTCGGCTTGATGACCACGGCGGACTTCTCCGCGTCCAGACCACCACCAGCGTAAATCTCCTGAAGATACTCGTTGGTGTTAGTGGACAGCGCGAAGTTGGTGAAAGCCTCGATGGAGGTATCGCCAACCACAGCGTAGTGGGACGCAGCCATAATGACGCCCATAGTGGTGGTGTCGTCCGTGTCCGTCCACCATTCAGGGGTGATGATCTGGTTAACGCCGAGGGCGCGGGCCAGAGTATCGTCACCGCCGAGAGCAATGTACGTGTTCCCGTTAGCGTTTGCGGACATCAGCAGGTCGGCCACGGTGTCAGCGTTGCACAGCAGCACCTTGTTGCCCTGCGCGCGAACCATGTGGGAGGCCCGCACGAAGTCCATCAGCGGAGTGGCATCTTTCATGGTGTAGGAGAGCGCGAAACGGTCGCCATTCCACTCGGACGACTTGTCTGCCGCGTCGGTCACGACGGAACGGAAATGATCCATGTCCGTGTAGCCGCCGAGCGTGATCTGGCGTTCGATGGTCTGGACGATGTAGTTCGGGAGTTCCTGAAGCACGTAGCGGAGCAGGGCGCCCGGACGCTGGGTGCGGCGGATATCGCCCTTGTTCAGGGTGATGTACTTGTAGGTGTAGTCGGCCTGAAGCTCGCGTTTCACGAACGAAAGCACCTGTTCCTTCTTCTTCGTGCCGTAGGAGGCCACCGGGTAGCCGTGAGCACGGGTATGGTCAGTCAGACCGGCGATATTGCCGCCGATGGTGAGGCGATCCATGCCGGTCTTGCGCAGCAGGTTCCACAGGCCGGAACCGCGCGTGTTCAGCGCGTCCGCGATTGTGGTGATTGCCGCAGTCGGGATGAAGTTGCCCACGTTGGTGGTGTCAACGCCGAACGATGCGGTGTCCGACATGTTACGGTTCACGGTGTCAGCCCACTCACGGTGGAATTCCTCGACGCCCTTGTTGTCGGTGTTGATTAGGGCGCGTTCGAACGCGATCATGGCGTCGTCGGAGTCCAGCCACGTCTTACGGTCGGGGGAGAACTTCACGGTACCCGACTGGTGGGCGGCGTGGTTGGCTTTGTTGATGATGATGGTCTGGCGTCCGCTGGAAGCCTGCACGGGGTCCTCCGGTGCGGGGGTGCCCTTGCCCTCGCCCTCGCCCTCACCTTCCTTCTGGTTGGTGATGGCAGCGGTAATGTCATCGAGAGCGGACTGCATGATGTCACCGATGGAATCGGTGAGCTGTTCCGCCTCGTCCGGGGTGAGTTTGAACTGGGCGATGGTACGCGCCAGTTTCTTCAGGAGTTCCGGGTTCATGGTGTCTCCATTCTTGTTGTTGCGGCTGTTGATTGCGGTGAAAGCGGCCCTTGGGTCGGCCCCACGATAGACGACGCTGATTTCCAGTAGTTCGCCATCGTGGATGATACCGTCCTTGCCGGGACGCTGGTTGAATTCAACGGTGATGCTGAAACTGTTGGTAAGGCATCCGTCGGCGGCAAGCTGGCGGATACGTTCGCCCTGATCTACCTCGCTGAGTTTCGCTTCGGCCATTAGTCCGGCGTCGGTCATCCAAAGTCGGGTGATTGCACCCGCTTGGCATTCGATACTGGGCCTGTGGTCGATCAGGAGCGGAAGGGATAGTTTGTCAGACTCGGTGAGATCGGACACCAGTTTCAGAGTGCCGTCGGTTAACGGCGCTTTCAGTGTCTTCAAATCTACGGTGAGTCCGTCGCACATCACTTTGCCGCTGTTGGCAAGGAAGGTTAGGGTACGACCATTGGTTTCTGGGGCACCGCTGTTGGCGAAGCTCTTACGAGTCTTCATTTTGGCCCTTTCAGATAATAGGGTAGTGGTGCGGTCGAACGTCCTTAATGGGCTTAATGTTCTGACCCCCATAGTAGCACGATGCGGTACACGTCCAAACCTTTGCAGTTCGGGCACTTCAACGTAACCATCGTGTCACGGGCGCAGGAACCCAAGTAACGTCCGCAACGTTTGCAATGGATGTCATACGTCATGATTCCACCACCTCGTAATCCTCGTAACACCGGCAGTTGGGGTGTCCGTTCGGGGTTTGCATACTCTCGAAGTTGTTCACGTAGGCGCTGTCTCCGATTTCGACGCTGGCGTTTTCAGCCAGATACGTGTCATCCAATGAGATTCGCTTGCCTTCCATGTGTTGGCAGAATTCGCACACTTTGCCGTCACCGGAGGTACGCCATACTTTGTCCAGTCGGACGCCGAGCGTTTCGCTGAGATTGCGGGCACTGTAGAGACTGCCGAGCCGTTGCGATTGCACGGTTTCGCATCGGGCAATCAGCTCGGCGTGATCGTTGCCCATGCGTTCGAGCTCGTCACGCAGGCGTTCTGCGTCCCACTGTTCCACGTCGGCACGGTTCAGCAGTTCAAGGACGTTGTTCGTGATGGTTTTGCTGGTTGACTTGGCGATGCTACGCAAGTGTTCCACGTAGGTTTCACGCACGGTGTCGGGGAGTTCAGTCCAGAAGTAGAGTTGCCGCCAATCATCGGCAGTGTAATTCTCGACTTCCACGGCAGTGGAGTTTTCCGGATGGAGTTCCGCCCACACGGTAATGACTTGCTCCAATTCGTAGCCGGTACGGCGGGCGTAGGCGGCGAGGTTGGTCATCAGGTCGTCTTTCACGTCGTTTATCCATTGGTCGCCGATGGCTTCCAAGTCGTCGCGGAGTCCGTTCTGGGATCGGCGGGTCATTCGGATGACTCTGTTCACGTAGGTTCTGGTGGCGGGCAGGATGCGTTTCTCGGTTGCCGTTTCCTGCGGTTTGATATTACGGCTATACCGTTTTGCGGCTACTGGGATAGTCAGCGTCGGAGCCTGCTGATGCAAGTCAAGACGCTTGTACGAGTCGGGTAAGCCGAGCGCGTCCACGGCAGACTCCAGACTGGCACCCATGTTCAGGAGCTGGGTGAGCGAGTCAATACGTACCTTCTGGATATCGGCCTGAACCTTCTCTACGTCGGTTTGGGAAGGCAGAGCGAGGTCGAAAGTGATGCCATACCCAAGTCCACCGGTGATACGGTCTAGCTCGAACTGCCATTTATCCCACACCGTCATACACAACGGCTTCAACGTATTCTCGATGAACGCGCGTTCGGCCTGTTCGGCGTTGGCGTAGGTCTGCCCGTTATCGATGCCGCGAATAATGTCCGGTACTGCCAGAGCGTTCGACAGTCGGTTGTTTACCACGTCGTTTACGGTCTGCAAGTCCAGACTATCGTTGGCGTTCTGGAATGGCACCCACACCAGCTTGCTCGTGGTGCTGGGCTTATGGGTCATTGGGTCAACCGGGATCATGTTGTACACGATTCCGTTGTTGTTGCCTGCGCCTCGGAATGTGCTTTCGAGGCGGTCGCGGTTGCGTTGGAAGTCTTCAGTGTTTTCCGATACGATGCCGAGCATTCCAGCGGGTACCGCGTTGTTGCCGAAGAAACCACGCTCATAGTCGGCGATCATATCGTCCACGTTCGCCCACTTCTTCACCGTCATAGCAGGAGCAATGCCGCGCGTCGGGTCGTTTGGATGATGGCTGTAGCTGAGGGCGATGGTTTCGTCTCGGGAGAATTCGTAGACTTGTTCGCCGTCGCCCAAGTCCATCGTAACGCGGTGATACCAGTCCGAGCGGGAAGAATTGTACTGGCGGCTGTTCGACGGCAGCAGCGTATAGCCGATGATGTTGTCGGCTGTAATGTCTCCGCCCGGCCCGTTAGTTGTCCAGATAAGAATATCCAAGTGGGATTGGGTGAGGATGGTGGCGCAAACAATCTTGAGAAACTCCAAGCACGAATACGTGTCGTTGGGCGCGTAGAGCGCGGACAATGGTGCGGGAGCCGGTTCGATACGCCGGTTGTCCGAGTCCACGGCGTAGGGGATTACCGTGCTGAACCGTTGGGCGATAGCGTTCACATACGGGAACACGTTGTCGTAGGTGTCGTGCAGTGGAATGGTTTTGCCGCCCATCGGCTGCCAAATGTTCCCGCTCATCGGTGTGGGGGACATACTGGGCGCATGGTTACGGTCGAACGCGCTCATAAAACCTTCACGGAGATTGTTCAGCAGGCTCACTTTTCCTCGATTCGTCATAGGACCCTGTGTCTAGTCTACCGGGGGCAACGCATAAACCTAGCAGACAGCAACGTCCCACGATGGAAGTTGCAGCGGCTTGTAGTAGGCGAGAAGGACGCTATCCGCTAGATCGGGGCTACCAGTCTGATTCTCTGTTTTGTAGTCTTTCTTCCGCTGCACTTCGCGTAGGTTTCTGTTGTTGATTGCCCATTCACGGGTGCTGAGTTCCTGAAACAGTTCGGCTCGGTGTTCCAGATTCGGGTTGATGGTGATTTCCGAAAGCTGTTCGGCAAACTCGAACCATAATTCCGAACTGACTGCCGGATAGCGGTCGGGATGCTTGGGCTTGGCTCCGAAGTTGACGCCGTTCACTGGTTGGTTTCGGCTGCGGAGAATATCCGTTACTCCTCCGCCCACGCCGGTATCATCCACGTTGATGATGCTTGGATGATGTGTTCCGGCAAGGGTTATTATGCGTTCCGCTGTTTCGACAAGACTGGTCTTGCTCCAGCTCACGAGGTCTGCTAGGTGGCGTCCCTTTACGATGGCTACGGCGGTTCGGTCGGCTCCGTATCGGGCCACGTCAACACCGAAGCTTACGCCGCCGTCTGTTTGAGGTTGACGTTCGGTCGCGTCTGTGAGTTGCTGCCAGCTTATGATCTGGTTGATGGTTTTCTCGTATGGCATTCCCTCCCAGATGTGGGCGAAGTCTGGGTTGTTTCGTGATTCCTCGACCTGTCGCAGAATCTCTTCCGGGAGTATTCCAGCTTGTTCGGCGTCCCGCCATGTGGTGTGATGGTGGGTGGTGCGCTGTTGTGTGAGCTGGCTCGGGTGGGTGACGAAACGTGTGGTTATCGCATCCTCCGGGGTTAGGGGATTACGGGTGAAGATAATGGTGCTGCCGTTCTTTCGAATGGTCGGCAGCAACACGTCTAGGCTATGGTCGGTGATGAACTGCGCTTCCTCAATCCAGCACCGGTCTACGCCTTCGATGCCTTTCAGCGTGCTTTCCGGGTCTTCGTGCAAGCCTTTGAACCAGAACACGCTTCCGTTAACGTGTGTTATCTGTTCGCGGGTGATGGTGAAACCGGGAAGCTGATAGAGGCTGATGATATCCGCTAGGAGCTGTTTGACGCTTTCCTGAATGCTGTTCTGGAATTCGCGGGTGCATAGGATGCGGGTGGGGTACATGCTGGCTTCGAGTGCTAGGGCTAGGGCTACGCTGGTGCTTTTCGCGCTCGAACGGCCTCCGCTGTAGTCGTAGTAGCGGTATGGCGGATTGTCACGGTCATGGAGGAAGAACAATAGGTCTTCGTATGCTTTGGGGATTACGAGGTTGAATGTTCCGTTTTGTTCCATAATGTGCACGCGATTCTCAATAGTATGGTCTTCACCCGAGGAAACCCGAGCCTTATTGAGAATAATAGGCTCGGGTTTGTTCACTTCACCGTGACATTGATCGTAGGCGGCTCGTACATCTGAACCGTCTGGTCAACCTGCTGGCGGGGCATCCCCTCGGTACGGTTGGCAATGTCCTGATAGGCGCGGAACGCTTTCTCACCGTTTTTCTTTGATTCAAGAACACGGCGTAGGGCGATCTGTTCGGCTTGGGTCAGTTCGTCCATACGCTGCACCCATTCCGCCAGTTCCTCGTTCGTGAGTTCAAGGAATTGCTGAAGGTTGTATTTCACGCTGCCGCGTTTTGTCCATTTACGACTGCGGTCTTGTGGGCGTTCTTGGAATCCGCCTTTACCGGTTGGGTTGTTGACGCCTCCGGTTATTCGTCCGTGGGCGTCTCTGGTTACGTTGCTCATAAGTGGTATTTTACGCTTTCTTGGGTTTAGTTTGTTGTTGGTGTTGGGTGATGATGGTTTGTATTTCTTCTGGGGTGGTGTTGAGTAGTTGGGCGATGTATTCGGTGTTGTAGTGTTTGCGGTGCCATTGGAGGGCTAGTTCGGTTTTGTGTTGGCTGAGGGGCATGATGGTTCCTTACGCGAGGATGTAGGTTATGAGTAGTTTGAGTAGGGCTATGGTGCCGGTGGTGGTGAGTAGGACGGTTAGGGTGATGAGTAGGATGCCGAGGATGCGGCCTAGCTTGTAGCCGGGTGTGGTGTTGCGGAAGTAGTCGAATTCGTTTGGTTTTTTCATTGGTTTGGCTTCCATGTGATTGTTAGGGATACGCCGGTGGTGGTGTTGTCGGCGTATCGTTTGTGGCTGGTTACGTCGGTTATCTGACAGTCGTCATGCCAGATTTGGGTTTCGGTGATGGCGTCGTATAGGGCGCGTTGGAGTTTGTCTATGTCGGGTTTGACTGTGGGGTGTTTGCGTTTGGTGGGTGGGATGGTTTTGGGGCGTGGCAGGTAGAATGTGGTTTCTATTTTGATGTATGAGTTGGGTGGGATGGTTGGGTGTTTGTGGTTGAGGATGGTGTCGCGTACGTGGTCGCGCCATGGGCGTTCCTTTTTGTCCATCGGTATGAGGCGGGTGACGGGTTTGCCTGTGGTGCGGCTTCTGCCGGTGATTGGACGGTAGGAGCCTTTGCTGGCAGGGGTGCCGGGGATGAACAGGCTGAATGAGGACGGTTCGTCTATCATTGGTTGGTTTTCGCCAAGTCGGATGTTGGTTGCGTTTTCGTTTTGAGTTTGAGTGTGCGTAGGGTGTCGGCGCGGTTGTTTTGATGCTTGTAGGCTGGTCGGTTTTGGCCGGCGTGTTTGGAGCGTTGCCCGTAATTGTGGCAGGAAAGCGGGTTTGGGTCGTTCTTGTGGGTTTCGGGGGTTCGTCGGTGATATTCGGCGTTGTTTTCGGGTTGCCCGTTGATGCGGTGTTGTGTGGTGTCCGGCCAGATCGACGCTCCGTATCGGGGATGATAGGAGATGGGTGGGGTATCGTCCGCGGGTTTCGGATTGGCGGTGGTAGACTTCATGGGTGTCCAGGAGTCTCCGGTTTTGCTGGGCATGTCCCGGTAGGTTTTGATGAAGCCTATGAGATCGGACGGTTCGGCTGTAGGGCGGCGTTCGAGAATGTTGGATTCGTTCATACTGTTGACGGACGTATGGCATTCCAGCAGGTAGAGTGGTGATACCGGGATATTGTTGGGTTCGTTCGCGTCCTCGTGGTCATAGAGGGTTGTGGTGGTGTCTTCGCGTTCGTCTTCTGGGCGGTTCTGCCGCATTTTGGCGTATGCGTGTTTCGTGGGTTTCATGATTGTTCCTTTCCTGAAAATACGCCGGTTTGGTAGGCGTCACAGATCATCCGGACGAGTTCGTCTGCCTCTAGTTGGATGAATGGGTATTCGCTCGTATCGATTTCACGGCCGGCAGCCTGTTTGGGGTTCTTGGTTTGTTCCGGTTCGGTGGTTTTCGATGAGGCCAATAATTCTAGAGTTTTATAGGAGATTTTGGTGGCTGATTCGATGGTGTGGTTATCGTCTTGCTTGCTGATGTCCAGGGCTTTTATGGCCGAGTGTATTGCGTGACGCAGTTGTTGGTCCGTTACGAGATAGCGGGTCATGGTAGTTCCTTTCAATCGGTGGTGGCTTGGGTCAGTGCGCACATTTCTCCCTTGGTGGCAGGCTGTGCACGGCCAGTCTGTATCCGCGGTCCGGGCAGGTCACGTAATATGTGTCCACCGTTTCGCCGCAGTGGGCGCATTCTACATGTCGGATTGTTCTGCTCGTTTCGTGTCCTTCCAATGTTTTTCACGCCAGTCGGCTACGGCCTTGCGGTCTTCGTCTGTTAATCCCTCATGGCATTTGAACATGACAAGGCTGAGCGCGGACTCGTAGCCTTCGCTCCACTTGTCAGACACGCCATGCGCCTGGTTCTTGTCGAAGAGGTAACGGCAGTAATCATGCAGTTCGTCAATCGTCATTTCACATCCTCGTTTTTCTTGGTGGTTTTGGTGTCATGGTCGTCGAATGGGACTGCCGGCTTCACGTGGCTGTTCGTGATCGCGATGCGAGCCGGATCTTTAAGCCACGTAATGCCTTCGACATAATCCACGTATCCGCAAGCAAGCCCATAAATCCCGTCGCAGCGTTCCGCCCATCCGCTTTTCAGGTAGTATGTTTCGTTCGTATCGAGTTCCACGCGCAGACCCATGTCATGCGGGAGGGGTTCTGACACGCCGCTCATTTCGGGTCCTCGCTTTGATTCGGTACTTCCGTGGGCATGTTGCCGGTGTAGCCGAGCATGGAACGGCAGTGGTCGGCTGTCTTTTCGTATGCGTTGATTTGGCCCTTCACGACACCGTATGCGGCTATGTCGTGCTGTCTTAGAAGAGCGCTCGCCAGTCTCAGGTCTTCCGCTGCTGACTGTTCGCACCAGTCGATGATCTCGTTGAGCGTCTTGTCTTTCTCGGTGACGTTCACTGCCATTTAGACACGTTCCATTCGTTGTCGGTCTGGTTGAACGAGCTGGTCGGGCCGAACGGGTCGGTTTCCGGCCACTGGTTGCCGGACTGCTGAGTTTGCTGAGTCTGCTGGTTCTTGGCTTTGAGCATGGCGAGGCTGATGGTCGCGTGTTCGATGATGAAGTCGGTGCGCGGCTGCCCTTGGTTGTCGGTGTCGGTCTTCCATTTGAGGACGCCTTCGACGCGGACAGGGGTGCCCTTGCGTAGCATGCGTTCGTAGGTTTCCGCAAGTCTCAGGTCATACTCGAAGATCGTCGCCCACACGGTGTCGTGGTCAACCCACTGTTTTGTGGTCTTGTCCATGTGTCCGCCTGTGGCGGCGACTCGGATAAGCGTGTAGGGGGTGCCGTTGCGGGTCTGTTTGCGTTCGGGGTCTGCCGCCAAACGTGCGATCGGCAGTGTGATTCTTGGGTCATTCATCGTCGATCGTTGCTCCTACGGGGAGTGGTGCGATGTCGGGGTTGAAATAGTAGCGGTTACCTACCTTGATGTATGGCAGTCGTTTCTCACGGCAGTATCTGCGGACGGTCTGGATGTTGAGGTGCCAGCGTTCCGCGTATTGCTCCGTCGTTGCGGTGTAGTCTTTAGCGTACATGGTTTAAATATACACCAGATTATTCTTGATTGCAAGTAGCATGTGCTAGCTATATAATATATATATGCGCACTGGAGCTGTGCGCACCAACATCAAATAAGATAGTAATAGGAATAAAGTAAGCGCCTCCCCCATGGAACCGGGAGAGAGGCGCTAACAGAAAGGTGGAAACATGTCCGATACGAATATAGCACAGAACTCGGGTTTTTCGATGTTGCCGAATTGGGCGGTGGATGATGACCGGTTGGGCGGATACGACCTGCTGGTGTATATGGCGCTGATACGTCACGCCGACAACACCGGCGTATGCTGGCCCAGCTTGGAGCGGCTGGCGAAGATCGCGCGTTGCTCACAGCCCACGGTATCCAAGAGCCTCAACGTGCTGGAACAATTGGGGTACATTCGACGGGTCAAGTCCGATGGCAGGGCCAACCGGTATCACGTCTCGCTGTGGAAGCCCACCCCAAAACAGGGTTATGACCATGCACCGACCCCAAAACCTGCTTTTGACCCCCCAAAACCTGCTTTTGACCCCTCAAAACGAGGTTTTGACCCACCCCAAAACGAGGTTTTGACTAACAATACCCAAGAGAACAAAACCCAAGAACAATACTCGCGCGACAAAGAAAAAATCACAGTCACCTGCCATTCGGTGGATACCCTCAAGGCTCTTATGGCGTTGTGGCCAAAGAAGTGCAGGGTCTCTAACGAATTCCTCATGTATTTCAATACGGCTTACGACGAGGTTGGTGCCGATGCGCTTATGAGGGCGGCGAAGCGTTTCGTGGAATCGTGCGAGGGTACGCCGTTGCAGTATGTGCGGAGTCTGCCCGTGTGGCTGGCCGACTCGGTTAATTGGAGGGCCCGGAAGCCGGAGCAACGCAGCGAAGCCAAGTTAACGAATTGGATGTCCCATAGGCTTCCTGATTCCATGTCCGCCGACGTGGCGACCGTTCTGCGGGCGAGGCGTGTGTATTGGGGTGCCGCCGGTGGTGTGGAGGCTTTGGAAATGGAATTCTTCCCAGACGAAGTCAAGAATGTGGGCAATTTGCAACAAGAACCAACAGTGTGATATAATATCTATATCACACATTGCATGGAAAGGATGCATATGAAGATCTACACAAACCGATACCACGACTTCACCCCGTCACAAGGCATACCGGTACGCATAACGTACGGTTCTCCACGATGGCGACTTCCATACACAATCGCAGCATCGGCGAAAACAGTGACGCCGGGCCGATGGTTCATGGAGGGAACCGACGAAGAATTCACCGAACGGTATCGTGCCATGCTGGACTCACACGGGGTCGCCCGCATCAGAACGGAACTTGAAACGATATCGCAACTCAACGGAGGTGAAGACATCGTGCTTCTATGCTTCGATGACGTAAGAAAAGGCTTGTGCCACCGAACGATTTTCGCCCAATGGTGGCAGGAAAAGACCGGTGAAGAAGTCAAGGAACTACAAAAAGGTTTGGAGGCCGCCCAAAATGTGCTATTCTAATGACCGTTGCCATTCCGCCCCTAGCTCACCGGATAGAGCGCCCAATCTCGAATTGGGAGGCACCAAGTTCGACTCTTGGGGGGCGGTCTGATGGCAGGTTTCAACTCACCGTCCATATTGTTCCTCAACACTTGGGATAAGCCCGAACGTGATTGGAACGGGAATCTGTTCAGGCAGGCACCCGCGTCAGGGTATACGCGATACGTCGAACTGTACGCCGGAGCCTTCGCAAACTGCATGGTCGCCGTAGAGAACGGCTGGAAACCGGAGCAAATCGAGGCGTGCGACGTGTGGGCGTACACCGCAGCGCTCGGATATGCATATAGCGGGACGCCTCTCACCGAAATGCGGGCAACCGTTGACGGTTCACCAGTCTCGCTCTCAGGAAACGCAGCGGATGACGCGGCTACCGTAATCATGGCGCAATACCGTATGCGTCTCAGCAAGCACGACGATATCGATTACTACCGTGAACTTCTGGCCGATCTTGACATCAACGATTCGGAACACGTCGGCCAGCTACGGGAGCGAATCGCAGCGAATATGGTCAAGTTGGGGGGGCTGAGATACGAGCCCACCGACCCGATGAAGTACGCGGAACGCATTATAGACGACCCGCACACCATCGTGTTCGCCAATCCCCCTACGTATCCGGGAGCTTATGAAAAGTTCTTCGAGACCGGGGGGAGGTTCCAATGGGCGGAACCTGAATACAACGTGTTCAATGCTCCCGTTGATATTCCCAAGCTCTGTAAGCTGTTCGATGGGCGTAAGGCGTTGCTGATCTGCCAGCAGCAGCAAACGCCCGGAAACGCCGCAACCGATAGCCCGGTCTACGCTAGGCGTCTGGGTTTGGACAGTGTGATTTACATGAATTCCAACCGTCCGAACGAGGTCAAACGTCTTGTCGGCGGGAACATGGTGACTGTGGCGGCGTCGAAATCGGCGGAGATACCGATACCGATATTGCCCAGAGATCATCAGATTACCGAACGTTCCGAAATCAAGGTCGTACCGTTACGCGATAGCGCGGCCCAAGACTCGTATCTGCAAGTGATGCGGCATAGGATATCGGGAAACGTGAGCCCGATGTGTGTTCTCGTACTAATCGACGGTTACGTTGCCGGGATCATCGGATATGGTTTGCCAAATCCCATGTACACGATTCGCTACGCGGTATTGCGTCAAGCATTCGGGGTATCACACGAACGGTATCGGCTTACGAAGCTGGTCACGATGATAGCGTTACGTCGTTCCACGTTCCAGCTCTGCGCTACGCCCAAGACACAGATACTCGTCGATGCGTGCGATGGGCTGGCAACCGTTGAGTACACGCGATATCCCGAAGCCAAGGGACTTCGCGGCCTGATGAAACTGGACAGACGCGACCGTAAGAATGGACAGTACCAATTGCAGTATAAGAGCGATTGGCACGAAGAGACCGGCTTAAGGAACATTCTCGGACAGTTCCTAGCCAAAGAGAACAGGAGGAAATAATGGCCGATGTCGACACGTCGCAAGAAATGACCATAGCCGACGGTTTGGTAATCAAGTGGGTTGACGTGGTCAATCTCAAGGAACAAGACCTGAACGCGCAGGTCATGGAACCACGTAAGTTCGACGCGCTGACCCAGAACATCAAGCTACGAGGGATGTTGGAGTCATTGCCGTACTGTTCGCAACCGAACGGAGAAGGGCCGATAAGTATCGTTTCCGGCCATCATCGTACAAGAGCCGCCGCCCGCGCCGGTATCCAACGTATCCCGGTTATCGTGGACACGAAACCTATGACACGTTCCACCATAACGGCGAAGCAGATTGCCGCCAACGAACTCACCGGCCACGCCGACGAGAAACTACTGGCGCAGCTGGTCACTCAGATGGACAACGTAGACGACTTGTTGCTCAGCGGACTCGATCAGGACAGCCTACCGCACGTCGAACCGCAGCAAGTCAACCTGAACGGTTTGAATGTGAAGTACGAGTATAAGGACGTGGAGTTTTTGTTTCTGACCCGCGAATACGAAGAACTTGAGCAGTTCGTGGATGATTGCAACTCGGATATGCTCGGGTTGGTGCCTATGGAATTGTACGACGAGTTCGTGCATCAGGTGACATCGTTCGCTTCACGTAACGGAATCAAGAATATGGCTGCTGCGGTATCCAAGATCATCGAGATAGCGAGGAAAGACGCCGAGGAAGAGTGATTACAGGCCGGGCGAGTCCCGGCCTTTTTGTTTGCATCATAAGACACAATGTGATATAATAAATATATCAAGCCAATAGGCTTGCATTATTCCCAAGGAGGACACAATGAACGAGACATATATCCAGACTATTCGCGGCGGCATCCAGCGCGTCATCCACCTTGCCAAAGACCACTGGACTCAGGAGCCCAAACGGTGCGGCTTCAACTACCATCACGAACCCTACGGGTACATCCCAGCCTGCAAACCGTCCAAGCTGATCCGGGAAGCTCGAAACGAAACATGGGAGGAATACGCTTGGCTCTGCCACGAGAACCGCTACCTGACTCCGGAGCAGATGGCTGCACAGATGCTGGAGTGCGAAAGCCATACAAAGTTTTCCACGACGCCGTACGAAACCTTTAAGCAGAAATCCCAGATGGAATCGCATCACACTGTCGCAAAAGTATTCGTCGACGTTGACGGCTTCGAACACCGCGCCTTCTGACAAGGCAAAGGAGGAACAGAAATGGGAAACGCTACGGAAATCACTCTCGATCAGGCCCGCGACATGATTCGCAGCATCGACACCAGTCTAATCCCCGAATGCCGCGACTTCGACACATACACCGAGACAGACGATATCTGGCGTATCGGAGATTACGGATACGTTGACGCCGACGTGTACGAGCAAGCATTCCGGGACTATGAGGAACGTAACGGGGAGACCGAGTGGGCGCGCACCATGTACGTGCTTGAAGGCAATCAGCCGAACCGCCTCGAATACTTCGTGGAAGCGTACAATCTCGGCGGAATGCCAATGCTGAACGGGCTTCTGGACGCCCAGTTCGACAACGGGAACGCGGATGAGGTGTATATGACGAACGGCGAGGCATGGCCGATCTGACTTCATGCATGTCCCAGCGTCCTAGCGTCCTAGCGTCCTAACTGGCGTTATCTCGCCAGTCAGGCGTCCTAGACACTCGTCCTGGCACGTCCTACTAGGGCGCTGGGGCATGTCTTTGAGTGTCGCTGATTGCCTATTGCAATATCACGCAACATGTGATATACTTTATATATCATCACACTATCAGAAAGGAACAATGAGATGGCAACCAACAATCTCAGCAACAAGTTCATGCAAGTCCTCAACGAAGTCCCAAACTTCGTCACCGACGAAACCGCGCAGGCAGGCAACCGGACTTACAAGTATCTCAACCTCGCCACGATACTCAAAACCATCAAACCGGTTTTCGAGAAGTACGGGCTGGCATTCAGCCAGCGCGTCACGTTCAACAACACGGGAGAAACGCGACAGTCCATCGGAACAGTGGAAACCATCATTTTCGATGATACAGACCAGATGGTGGTCTGCTCCTACCCGTTCTTCGTGACCGGCGACCCCCAGCAGGTCGGCAGCGCGATCACTTACGCCCGCCGCTATAGTCTCTACGCAGTGTTGGGCATCTTCCCCGACAAGGACGACGACGGAGCGTACGCCAAGCAGCGTTACGAGACCGCAGACCGTGCGATCAGCGCCGAACAGTACGCCGATCTGGTCAAGGCTATGGATGCGCACAATATCACATCCGAGGAGCGCGGAGACTTCATCAACGGCACTCTGAAACGTCGGGTCAGGGGATGGAATGGACTCACGCAAACCGACCTGAACAGTCTGATGAACGCCGTCAACCGAATGTAAGTGGCCTTTCGCATTGGCGCACTTTTGGGATTTTGCTTAAAACAAACCGATTTATAAGCCCTCTTGTTCTAATAAGGGAGCTGGAATGGAGTATCTGAAATGTTTGACAACGAACTTGCCTTCGACAAGCTGCTTGACTCGCTCGGCGCGGAAACGCTGCTGGATAATCTCGTTCAGGCGTTGACGGCTGATGAGCAGCGTGAGAACTTCGATTATATTGCGCGTTGCTTTGATATCGACCTTTCCGACTGCGAAAGCGAGGCGTGAAAGGGGAACGTAAGCAGCCACCCTCTTATATTCCGGGCTTTCGGGCGTGAGCCTATCAATCACGCCCATCAATCACCGTTGATGATCCACGCCCTACTAGGGTGCTGGGACATGCCCCCTGCGTGTCGCTGATTGCCTAATCCCACAACATCTGATATATTATATATATCAGGCATTGGGCTTGACATATGACCTAAGGAGTTGAACACAAACCATTATCAGCAATCACATTCCATATTCAAGATAGAAGACTTGTGGGCGGGACTCGTCACCCGCCCACACCCAACCGAAAGGACAACATCAATGAAGATCATCAATGTATCTCAAGCCCACGAAACCGAGGCATGGCTCGACGAACGAGTGGGCCGTATCACCGGCACCAAAAGCGGCGGACTTGCCTTGGAACACTACGCTCAGACCGACGTAGAGAAACTTAAAGAGTACCGAGACAAGGCGTTGGAACAAGCGAAGAAGGCGAAGACGCCAGACAAAGCCAACGAGTATTACACGAAGGCCCAGAACTACGATGAGAAGATCGTGGACGCTGAAGCAAAGAACAAGCGGCTTAAGGTCGGCGTGGACTTCTGGAAGTTTCTCGCGGAACTGTGGGCAGAACCAGCGGACGGTGAACCGCCGATGGAACGCGGCCACCGTCTCGAACCCGAGAACATCCAGAGCACCCTCAAAACGCTTGGCTTCAACCCCGTCGATTGCGTCCCCGATTGCGGTATCTGGGAGAGTGACGACGACAACCGTATCGCGTGCAGTCCAGACGCATACGAGAACACTGAGAAGCCGACGTGGGCCATCGAATGCAAGTCGCTCGGCTCAGCCTACCATTTGCAGACCGTCGTACCGTGGATGATGCACACGGACGCCATGAGGTCTCATATCGCCAACCTCAAACCTGAACTGGTCGAGGCCATTGAACAGGTGTTGCCCGAGTACACTCTGGACCCTAAGGCGACCGGCTTCGATTTCATCCCCGACCAATACAAAGCACAGGTGCTGCAATACTTCGTGGTGTGCGATTCGCTGGAAGTCCTGTATTTCTCGATGTTCGACCCGCGCGTGGTCGGAACTGCAAACCATCAGGTCATCCCCGTGTACCGCAAGGACATCACCGAAAAAATCGAGAACCATAAGCGTTGCCAGTTGGCCACGCTCCATATATCCGATGTGCTGGCCGATGCTCTGGGGGTGACGTTCTGATGAAAACCGCAACGATCTTGGAAAGCCATGACATGTTCGTCCTGTTCGACGGATGCCCAACGTGCAACCGGAAGGACGCCGTTTATCTAATGACGTGCCACGTGTACGCACAGCAGATGGGGCGTAGGCTCCGTATCGTGTTGTCGGGAAGCCCCACCGCCCGGGCGATACGCGCCATCGCCAAAGACCAAGGGGTAACTGTGCGTTACCCGATGATCTTATTGGATGGATTGTTTTACTTCGAGCCGCAAGACATCAGTCTTGACGATTATCTAGTGGACGATGACGAACCAGAAGAAGAAGAGGAGGAACCCAATGAAGAATAACATTTTAACCAGCGACGTGCTGGAACTGTTCGACCGTAACCATATCACCGCAAACACTCTGCGTAAGTTCGTGGTGGAGAGCGTTGCCGACTTTCTCGGAGACAACAAGCATGACAAGGTGTGCGGCAAACTGTTTGACCGTTGGTATCAGCACGTTCGCCGCTCCATCTGGGTAGGCGCCGCTCAATACGTCTTGCAACAGCACGGGTTCGACCACGACGAAGCCACCAACGAGGCGAAACAACTCTACGAAACCCTGTACGCGGACTACAACAAGCGGTATCACTGCTGGCGTCGCCACGAGGAAAGGAAAACCAATGAAAACTAACGGCAATTGGTGGACTGCCGTGCTTTCGGCTGGAATCACGGCGGGGTACGCGACCACTGTCGTACAGCTCTCGCCCGGCCCCGGCTATATGTTCTCCGCGCTCCGCCGCAAGCTGACCGTAAAGACCGAGAACCTGTCCGACTCGCTCCCCACGTGGGCCAAGGATTACGTGGACAGTCTCGGAGAACTCGCCTATTGCGGCTGGTGTCTCAGCCCGTGGGTGTCGCTCCCGGTGTGGGCTATGGCAGCCAAGATCAACCGGGTACGGTTCGGAGTCAAGTGGGTGGCCGGGTGGATTGTGGCCGCTGGCATGGCCGCGTTCCTCCGCCACTCGGCTGAAACGGCGGTGGCGTGATGTTCAGCAGACAACAGGTTCATGTGCTGTTGATTCTTTGGGTGGCTAAGCGTCCGCTTACCCATGAGGAAATCGAACGGATGGCGGTTTTAGCGAAGTATGACGATACTTCGCAGGGATTGAGGACGCGCACGATCGAGATGGAGCGTTCCGGTCATGTGTACCGTGTCGATAGGGATGGTGTGACCAGTCGGCACCGTCATTGCTGGCGGTTCGCGCTGACTGACGATGGGCGCGAAGCCATTAGTGAGCTGTTTGGCAAAACGGAAACAATGTGATATAATCTATATATCACATATCATAGGGAGGTGAAAATGCGCAAGCAAAACAAAATCAATGCAGTAATCAACGGTCAAGAAGTCACCGTGGAACAGGACAGCCAGACCGGCCAGTTCTTCACACGACAGAACATCGGCAACATCCCAGTTGACTATACGACCATCAGCGACCGCGTAACCATCGGCCAGTGCATCAAATACTGGCGTCTACGCCACGGGTATTCACAAGCTGAACTAGCCGAACGAATCGGAGTCGCCAGCCCAAACGTAATAGCCATGTGGGAAAACGAACGCCGCAAACCACAGAAGCAATACCGGTTGCGGCTGGCCGAACACCTCGGGTACGACATCCTGACCAAAGACTAGAACCTTGCACGATTAACCCAATCATCATCACACCAAAGGAGCAACAATGAACACCATCAACTATCTGACCTCGATCATCAACCTCTTACAGAAAACCCCACAAGCACAAGAAATCATCGACACCCAAGGACTCGGACAGGAACTCACGTTCGGTCAAATCGGGATTAAAGACGCCAAAGCATTCCTCAAACTCTACGACGTTCTGGGCAGAGTTGAAGGCGTTAAGACCACGGCCATTCACGAATGCAAGACAGACACCGATAGGCAATATTTCTTCAAACTCGTCTCCCCGATAACCTTGTACTTCTTCCACTGCGAAGGAGCATCCGAGTGAACAAAACAGACCCTGATATCGAAACCCGTATGAAAATGTTCCACCGAGACCACGGCAGATGCTTCATTTGCGGGCAATTCTTGAGCGCCTCCGCTTTCAACCTGCACCACAGGCGTATGCGCTCCCACGCTTGGGAAGGACTAAACCTACCCAGCAACCTGATCACCGTCTGCGGCTCGGGTACTATGGGATGCCACGCACGCATCCACGCCCACCCCAAAGAATCGTATGAGAACGGTTGGCTGGTCAGCGCCTACAACGATCACCCCGAGAACGTTCCAGTGTTCAGCGAATACCGAAACCGAGAATTCCTCTTGAACAACTGAAAAAGAAAGAATAGCCCGGCACCAGTCGTCAAGACCAGTGTCGGGCTAGTTTATTCGGTCATCACACCATCGCTCGAAAGGAGCAACCCCAGTCTATCACTTGGAGGTGCCAGTGTAGATGCGGGTCATGCCTCTTCCTGCCACCCCTGCGGGTAAGTGTCCGGAGGCCACACGCACCCGTCCAGCACGCACGTGTAGTGCTTCCCGTTGTAGGTGATTTTGTCGCCTACATGATAGGCGTCGTGCGCGCCGGTAGGCTGCTTGTATTCCGGCCACTTGTCGCCGGGTTCCTCGGGTTCGGTCGATGAACCTGATTCCAGCTTGCTTAAACGCTCCTCGATGGTCGTCTCCCATCCCTCGATGGCCTTCACACGGTCGGCCAATGGGGCGTAGGAATCATCGGGCTTGGCGTTATCCTGCGCCTGTTCGAGTAGCTGTTTCATCTCATCCTCGGTGAGTTCGCTCATCACGTACATGGTCTTGATGCGCTCGGTGAAGTCAGCGAGGTCGTAGCCTCCGGCGTTGATGAGGGTTTGGAATGTTTCGAACATTGGTTATGCTCCTTGCATGATTGCTTGGTTGACTGCAAGCAATGCAATTGTCATCATTACCTCACTTGGAGATGCCTGCGTAGTGGACGCCGAACATTCCCGCCACGCCGGAGCCGACCAGAGCGCAAGCGCCACCCAGCACAGCCACCCACGACGGCACGTCCGGGACAGCACTCACAAAGCTCAGCACCGCGCCAGCGATACCGATCAGACCGGAAATCAGATACGCCCACTTGCGAGTCGCTGCGTTGAACGTCGGCACGTAATTATCATTGCCGTCCGCCACTTCGTTATTGATCTCGGTGTCCTTGGTCGGCTCACCAGTATTAATGCTCATAACAAACCTCCTATCGAATAGTTTACTTGATGCGGATTGTCTGGCCCGCGTAGATCACGTCAGGGTTGGCGATACCGTTCAACGCCACCAGATTGGAAACACTGGTACCGTACTGGGCGGCGATACCACTCAACGTGTCACCGGGCTGGATAGTGTACGTCGTAACGGACGGTGACGGTGTAACGGACGGTGACGGTGCGCCGCCCGGCAGTTTCAGCACCTGACCCGGATAAATCAGATTCGGGTCGGCAATGCCGTTAAGCTGCTGGAGAGTCTGCCACGAAGCCCCGTACTTGGCGGCGATACCGCTCAGCGTGTCCCCCGACTGCACCGTATACGTGCCGCTACCGGACTGAACAGTATTGGCAGTACCATTGATATTCAGCACCTGACCCGGATAAATCAGATTCGGGTCAGACAGATTATTAATCTGCGCCAGCACCTGCCAGCTAGTCCCATACATCGACGCGATACCACTCAACGTGTCACCGGAGCGCACAATGTACGTGCCAGACGCAGGAGTAGACGGGGCAGGAGCGGAAGGGGTCGGCACGTTGGTCACACTCGAATGACCAGCCTTATACGCATCCCAAGCATTCACATCACCATAGAACTTGTCAAGGTCAAGACTGCCTGAATATCCGGGCAGACGACCATTGCCCGAATACTGGCGGATAGCGCACGCATATGCGCCCTCGTTCCACGGCGTATCCTGATACCCAGTAGCGTCCATATTCGCGTACTGGGCTACCCACAATCCACGATCTCCAATATTCTGAGCATCATTAAGCATGGACGCTCCCACGTAGACGATAGGCTGGGAGCCTGTACGCTCGTACACGCGATCACAGAACGACCTAATCCACTGCTGAGCAGACGCGCCAGACCCGACCAGTCCGTTACCCTGTTGCTCCCAGTCCAAGCACCATACGACCTTGCCGACCCAATTCGCGCAATTGTTCACAAAAAAGTCAGCTTCGGAGACGGCGTTACCACCGTTGGCGTAATGGTATACGCCCACGCACTTTCCCAGACTCAACGCCTGTTCCACCTGCCGAGCACAATCCGCTGAAACGTACCAGCATCCCTCTGTTGCCTTACTGATGACGAAATCACACGGTACGGCAGACAGGTCTATACCAGCCTGCCAATTGCTGATGTCGATACCGTTCAAAGCCATTGAAACTCCTTTTATAAGCTGATTGTGTAGAAGAACAGCCACGCCATGCATAAAACGACGTAGGCCGTTATCAGGACGTGGACTATCAACGAGACGACAGAGAGCGACATGATAATGATCATGCACCGTTTGAAACGTCTCATAGGATCATTTTATCATCGAACGAACCGATATTATTATCACCGATAACGCCCATAAGAAGTCATGCTCATAAGCAAGCTCGGCTAGTCGTTATCCCCGGCCAGTTCCTCAAGGGACGCAATACGGTCGCGTAGATCATCAGGCAACGACGGTTTAGGATGATTCTCCAAAAATTCAGGTTCGATAATCTCGCAGAACTTCGCCAGCCAGTGCCCCAACGCGCGAATATACCCAGTTTCAAGATCAATCGTGTACTGCATCTCATCACGGTTCTTGATTAAAGCGCTTATTTTCTGGTCTTGCGCGTCAATCTGCCGTTTCATGTCTCCCTGCGCCGAAACCAAGGCTTGATATGCGCTGGTGAGGTCTGACCGTCGGTTAGCTAACCATGTTATGAAGCCTCCGAGTGCTACGCCGCCTACGCCGATGATTGCCGTGAGAATTTCCATCATGGTTTCATCTTAGACCGGAACGATAATGCCCATTATGTTAGAAACGGTGGAATGTGGAAGCTGAAACATAAGACGATTACGTTCGGCAGTGTCGAAAAAAACACGGTCGTGGGCACCGTGCCGAATGTCGGCAATATCAGCCACGCATACGGAATGGTGTTGCTTGGTTCAGGCAGTACAGTACCGTCGACGTTCTTCCATCCTGAGTATCCGAACCGTGCAGCATCGTTCAGCATCAGCACGTCCGGCCAGATTATCATACTGTACGGTTCGGAAAACACGTTGCAGAGTGGGCGCATCACCGTCTGTCGGGAGTATTAACCACCGTACTTGACTGGATACGTGATGGCAGCGGTCAAGGAAACCGAATTACCGTACCCGCTGAACGAAATCAACAGTTTACCACCTGTTACCATGCAATAACCATGAGAAACGGACTGATTCCCAACGTAACCCGCTAGGCTGCCATAATACTCCTTATAAGACGCCGGAGGGTTGTAATCTTGCACGTATGCATTGAAACCCGGAGTGTTACCTTGATATGTGCGAGTCGCGTTAATTGTGCAAAACCCATTTCTAACACATTCAGTAATAGACCATCCGCCATGAGAACTGGTTTTTGGTGTATCTGAAACCCACTTGCCGCCGCTTCTCACATAATGGCCATTATCGGCAATAGTCACAGCCTCCTGTCCGTCCACCGCTTCAATGGCGTTAAGCTGTTCAAGATCACGCGCAACCAAAATCGCGCTATTGCGAATCAAAGGAGCCACGTCGGACGCGACACCGGCGTTCACCTTGGCAATCACAAGACCATTGATATTCGAGTCAGGCGTACCCGCCGTAAACACTTCGACCTTGCCGCGCGGAGTCGTACCGTGCGACTGAGACGGGTCTTCTACCGTAACCGCGATTTTGTAGCTGTTTGTGGAATCTGCGAGTTGCACGGTTGTATTGGTGGTGATGGCGTAGGTGTACGCGCCGAGGCCATCCCACGGGCTGATGGTACCGCAATGAGGCTTGACCGTAACAGTCAGGCCGCTCACCGTGACCAGAGGACTCGGGGAACCGTAACGGATGCCAGACAAACCGTTGAACGCGGTACCATCGGACGGTAATAATAGAGGGTTAATGGCATGCCTGTAATCGTCCGCCGTATACTCCGGGGAACCGTTCTTCGCGGTAAGCGGGTGCATGATGATAGCCATAATCATTCCTCCGAATCGTCTACGACCATTTTATCTTTGTCAGTGGATAGAGCATCAACCTTAGCTTTGAGCGCGTCCAAGTCATCCGCTACCTGTTGAGCGAGTCGGAGCGCCGCCACACCAAGCATGGGATAGTTGATACCTACCAGCGTGCCGTCTTCATCGTATTCGCAGAAGAACCCCAATCCGTTTTCGTCCAAATCGTCGGCGATCATACCGACCAACGGCTGAGCATCATCAAGATTCTGGTTCTTGTCATCCTTCATCCGATATACGCGCCACTTCACCTTACGTAGAGCGTCAACCGGAATAAAGTCGTCGGCGTCCACGATATCCGTCTTCACTGCACGAATCGACTGGGCCGTGCCCATAGTGCCGTTAGACAACACCCACACCGCGCGCCAAGAGCCTGACGCAAACACATTGTTATAAGCGTTGGCGATACCAGTACCACCACGATTGGGAGCCAATACACCCCAGTTCCACGTCTGAGTTTTAACGTCAATCTCGGCACGGGTGTAACTGTTACGGGTGATACTTTCCTGCACCCGCTGGTCAAGATTATTCGTCAGCGTCTGCACTTCCTCATACATTTTCGTAATCTGATCGACCATAGGTTTAACGCTGTTGACGATGCTCGGCGGCAGTTCCTGCAACTGGCGTTTAATGTCTGAGAACTGGCGTGCTGTAGCGTCCGCGCTATCTAGACTGAACTTGAATTTGCTCGGCATTCGTGTCCTCCTGCTGCAATATAGGTGTGATGGTCCACGCCTGACTAAAATCTATCTCGTACCCGATGATACGGGCTTTACCGTGATTATGGTCGGGGAAATGCTCGGCGTCTTCTTCCACTGTCCACGATATGAGGTCGCCCGGCTTCCATTCCTCATACACCATAGGAGCGGAAAGCAGACTCAAGCCCATAGTGATGGTCTGGGTACCGTTCTGCATCTGCAACAACGAGGACTTGGCGTGTTCGTTCAGCGTACTCTTGTTCGTGATGCTGGTGGACGGTTGGAACACATATTCCAGCATGGGCCTGTTAGGTTGGTTTGCGATCATCCAATCGGATTGCGGACGGTCGCCAGCTTCAGCCGTACTCACAGCCATTACCGCGTTAGCACCGTACCCGTTCGTGTAATCCTCCAGCAGATTAAACGTGGTCATAACGCTTTCGTCGAACGTGGTGCTTGGCGTGGTGGAGCCGATATGGTCGGCGACCGTCATCACAGGTTCATAATGCCCGTCGTTGATGGCACGCCATGATGTACACCATTCCGGCCCGTTCAACACGTTCGCAAGCTCTTGAAGCACGCTTAACAGGGTTTTATCGCTTTCTGCTTCATACGTTCTGTCGCGTTTGACGCTACTCGGGGACGCTTCGACAACGAGATTGAAACGGTGGTTTTTAAGCGTGGTGGCTACGAGGTCTTCCACGATCTCGCACTGGTCACGATTCGTGTACGTGTGGTCTTGCACGTACACGTTATCGAGGTAGTGTTCGACGGTTGCCAACGTCAGTGTTAATCCGTCTCCGCGCATTGCACGCTCGCGTTTGACCACGATACCGCCCCACAGGACGGTAGATTCGCGCAACAGGAGTATGGCGACCTGATACGGTGTGGTGGCTTCGTCCCAGTTGCGGGGAACGTTGCGCCACGGGAGCGTGGCCGTTTCGCTGGTTGTTTCCTCGAAACGGTACGTCAGGTGGGTTAGTTGGAGGTCGGGGAGTTCGGCTATCACCGTGCCGTCGTTCAACGTGACGGCGACGAACTGCAATCCGGAACGCTGCCACAGCACACGCGCCGTGTCAGAGTGCAAGCCGTTCGACTGCGGCAATCGGTTGGAGATAAAAGGCATCCGGCACCTCCTTAGATGTAAGCCGGGTTGAACGTGACCGTCATTCGTGCGTTATCAGATGGTTCCTCGGCGCTGAACATCCAGATGTTCTCCCCGACCTCCGCGTAGCTCCATTCTCGCCTGGTCACACTGCCACGTGCCGGATCGGTGCCATCTATAAGAATCTCATGCGTGGCACCGTTGATAAGAATGTAATGACCCTCACCCAAACTGAGATCGAACGCCATGATATGTCCGCTCGGACTATGCTCAACCTGAGGATTGACCACAGGCCCATCGATACGAATCGTCACCGGACTCGGAGCACTACCCGTGTTAGTAAGTGGCACGCTACCCGACACGGTTGCTTCAGACCACACCCACGTTGAACCCTTGCCCGTGTCTATATCCTCGAAATGGTAGGGGAACGTCATACCGCCCTGAGTGTGCGGCAAACCAGTATTGCCGCTCACCGACTGCGTATCGTAAAGATACGAGTCCAAAGCGGTCAGTCCGATACTGAATTTAAGAATATTGACGCCAGCCCACTCCACCAATGGAGCGGAAGACGATTGCATGACCTGCACCTGACGGCTGATGCTTCCCAACTTTATAACAAGCGACTGTCCCGTGATGTTGAACGAACGTTTGAACGCATCCCAAGCATTGATGCAGTTTTCCGTGCATTTGCCGATAATATGACCCTCGACACTGATCGAGCGACCCTGAGCCACTGGAATATTGCTAAACCAGCCATCCGACCACGCCTTATCCTTGGTCTGCAAGGTCGAACCAACACCGTCGAACAATCCCGAAACGTTCTGAAACGTCACATGCCACTCACACTCATACGAGTCAGTCCCATACAAGGGGAACCCGTTCAGGGTCAAACGGACATCGCGCGGGTCAAGGGTAAAGATAGCCATACCCTCAGTCTACCCGCGCGGCTTGTCACACGTAATGGAAATTAACCACCCTCACAGTCTCTTGAGCGGCCGCGTTCGGGTCAAGCGCGTTCACCGTGATAGGTGCGCTCACACGCGGGCCACTATTCGCGTTCATGGGCACCGGGCTAGACACTACCGGCATGGGCGTCACGATGGACGATGGTAGAAGAGAATTCACCATGTCTTCCACCGGACGAGTGGCCGCACGCTCGTTCTCCGATACGCCACGGCCAAGACCAGCAGGAATCATCCGACCGATTTCACGATCGAACACCTTAGACGGGGACGCGATACCCAGCAGGCTCTTGGCACCGTCGATAATACCGCCAACAGCGTCTTTGACTGCTGAGATGGCACCGCCGATGGCGTTAGTGATGCCGTTAACCAGACCTTGAATAATGTTCTTGCCTGCACTCAGCAACCATGATCCGGCTCCGCTGAACACGCCCATGATACGGCTTGGGATACTGGTGATGAAATTCATCATCGAACTTACACCACTGCTGACAGCACTGGTGATGCCACTCCAAGCACCACTTACCGCGCCCTTAATACCGTTCCATACACTGTTGAAAATACCGCT